CGTTCTGCCTACTGCTGTCTATACCCACCCCGTAGATAACTTCGTATATACCAGCATTACTTCATCTGGTGCTGCTATCTACTGCACAGGTTTTTCTGGTACCCAATCCAATATCCAGAAGTTCACACTGGCATCTAATGGAACGATGCCTACCTTGACCAGTGCTATTACTGCTGCTGAAATGCCTAGTGGCGAGCGCATCTACAAGATTGCTTACTACCTTGGCTATATGCTCATCGGTACCACTAAAGGTATCCGAGTGGCTGCAGTATCTGATGATGGATCTCTAGCCTATGGTCCTTTGATTTGGGAGAACAGCCAACCTGTCTATGACTTTGCGTTCCGTGACAAGTTTGCGTGGGCTGCAACTGGTGTAGAAGATGAGCCAGGAACTATCCGCATTGACCTGTCTACACAGATTTCTCCACTGGTATTTCCCTATGCCTATGACACTTACTACGCATCAGGTGATACTACCCGTGAGACAACTGCCTGTGCCTTCATCAATGGAACAGATCGCTTAGCATTTACAACCAATGCCACAACTGCTGGAGGTAATGGCTCTGTCTATATTGAAACAGAGAGCAGGTTAGTTGCATCTGGTTATATCCAAACTGGCTTTGTCCGTTACAACACACTCGAAGGTAAGATATTCAAACTCCTTACCCCACGTATTGATACCACCGATGGTGGCTTAGATATCTCATCTATTGCCTATGACTACACCGAGTATCCGATTGGTTCATTTTCACAAGATTCGGTTGTATCTGAAATCGGTATCCCGTATCCACAGGGAGCACAAGAGTATATGGGCTTCAAGTTTACCTTGACTCGCTCTACTACCGATAACACTCTTGGACCATTATTTACTGGTTACCAACTCAAGTCTCTGCCAGCAGTACCTCGCCAGAGACTTATCCAGTATCCATTATTCTGCTTCGACCACGAGAGCGATAAGTTTGGTGTGGAAGTAGGCTACGAAGGTTCTGCTTGGGACCGTATGCAGCAACTCGAAGCAGTAGAAAACGCAGGCGATACCATCCGTGTAGAAGACTTCAGAACAGGTGAGTCCTACATCGGCCTGATAGAAGAGATGGACTTCATCAATAAAACCCCACAAGATAAGAAGTTCTCTGGTTTCGGAGGCTTACTTGTAGTGACAATACGGAGCGTATAAATGACACCTACAGACTGGGCAATGCTCGTTGCCACCATACTTGGAATAGCCTCAACAGTTCTTATGGGACTGCGTTGGTTAGTCAAATCATTTTTATATGAACTCAAGCCAAATGGCGGTAGTTCTATGAAAGACAAAGTAAACGCTCTAGAGGAGAAAGTAGATTTACTTACCGAATTAGTCAAAGAAGCGCTGAGGAGATGACCCGTGAAACCTGTTGCAAAACGTGCAACACCTGCTGCTATTGCCGTTCTACGGCAGGCAACTGCGCTTGTACCAAAGAGGAACAAGGCATCAGATGGACTCCTACCAAGCAAGGCTCACATAGTCCAAAGCCCTAACTCAGATCACAACACGGGACTAGCAGTAGACCTGACCCACGATCCAAAGGCAGGTATTGACTGTGCCGAGATATTTGAAAAACTCAAGGAAGATGAAAGGGTTGCTTACCTCATCTTCAATAAGAAAATTTGGTCACGCCTCAAGGCTAAGTCTGGCAATAGGCCTTACAGTGGTAGTAACCCTCACTCTAAGCATCTTCATATTTCTATCAACGCTGATAGCGCTAATGACACTAGCCCTTGGTTTTGGTGGATGAATCAACCTACAGTTGTGAACCAACTCAAGGCTGCCCTGCAGCCCCAAGCAAAGAAGAAGGTGGCAAAAGGTGGCATTTGGATACCAAATTTGGTACCGAATTTAGCACCAACTTGTACCTGCTGTAAGGTTCACAATAAACGAACGAAAGGCAACTAATGGAAACACTCAAGCAAATATCGCTGACGTGGTTTCGTGCTGCAGCCTCTGCTGCTATTGCACTTTACCTAGCAGGAGAAACTGATGTAAAAACCCTTGGAGCAGCAGCACTTGCTGGATTCCTTGGACCAGTACTGAAGTGGCTCGATCCATCGGCTAAAGAATTTGGTCGCGGAGCAGAGTAGTTTGTAGATAGCGCGAGGCAAAAGGCCCCTGTCCCTAACGGGATAGGGGCTTATTTTTTTATGCCTCTTTATCGATAGGGCAGGGAACTTTGACTAGGTTTCCACAGTTAGCACATTGACCATCCAATGCCCACCACGCAATCTCGTAGTCATCGAACTGTGCAAAGATAGAAAAGACTGTACAACCACAAGTACAAGCGTGGGTTGGACCAAGAGTACGTAGATCAGCAGCAGTTATTGGTGGAAGACTGCTACTATATTTCAGCAGCCGAAGTAGACGGAACCACATTCTCTGCACGGCTCCCTCCTTGAGGTCGGTCGCCTCTCGGCCTTCGGCCTCGGCACCGACAGGTGCCGTTTATTCGCCTTCGGCTCATATTGTAATCATCCATCAGTGTGTCGCAGGGGCGACACGCCGTATATATCCATTACCATTATCCAGTGACGACATTAGTAGCGATAGAACTAGAAGATAGAGCAGTTCTAGCAGCAGATTCCCAGATTACTGAGGATAGCCTACGAACTATTAGCACTGCCACGCCTAAGATTATTCACGTCGGTAAGTATCTACTAGGTCTTGTCGGTGATGCTAGACCAGGAGATATCCTTGCCTACAACTGGACTCCGCCCGCATACAAAGGTGCAGATCCCATTCAATGGATGGGTAAGAAAGTTATGCCGTCGATACTCACGGCGTTCAAAGAGAATGGATATGACCCATATGAAGCGTCGAAAGATAAAGACTCAGGATTCGACTACATTGTCGCGTTTGATGGGAATGTATTCCATATCGCGACGGACTTATCTTTCATCAAATCTGATCACAAGATTTATGGAATCGGTAGTGGCGGCGCTTATGCTCTTGGTTATCTTTATGATCGTCTGGGTCGTCTCACTATTGGTAATGTAGAGCAACACGCCGAGAAGTCCGTTCAGATTGCTTCAATGCTTGACGTGAATACTTGCCCACCCATACAGTTGGTAACTCAAATGAGGGAGTTATCGTGAAGAAGAACTGGTCACAGTGGAGTATTTATCTCAATCCTAATAGCCTGCAAAACTGGGGTTTAGGTATCAACTACTACCACGAATATGAATCAACGCTATTTGTGATAATGGCTAGAATTTGTCAGATAGATTTGTTATTCTTCAACATTACAATTACACGATGGGAAAACATACGGTGGCACTAGACCCAAAAGAGTTACTTATCAAGGCTCTACACGAGCGCGAGAATAAACGACCACGTTCTACTCAGGTGCAGATAGGTCCATCAGAGTTAGGTGGCTGCCGTCGTAAGGTCTGGTACAAACTTAACAACCAGCCTGAGACTAATGAGAATGAGTTGAAGTTGGCTGCCATTATGGGAACAGCCATCCATACTGCTATTGAGAAAGCATTGGCAGATAACAAAGAAGTTTTGATTGAGCAGACCGTTGAACATAACGGTATGAAAGCACACGTAGATCTCTACATCCCAGGAACTGGAGATGTAGTTGATTGGAAGACAGTAAAGGTGAAGAACCTGACCTATTTTCCAAGCCTCCAGCAACGCTGGCAGGTACATACTTACGGATACCTAATAGAACAAAGTGGATTGGGGAAGGTCCACAATGTGCATCTTGTGGCAATACCACGAGACGGTGACGAGCGCGATGTAAAGGTCCACTCAGAGAAGTACGATTCTTCCATCGCGCTTGAAGCCCTATCTTGGTTGGCTGGTGTCAAAGAGTCACAGACTCCACCAGAGCCAGAGAAGGATGAGAGTTACTGTAAGTTCTATTGTAAATACTACGACGCATCAGGTGAGATGGGATGCGTTGGTCTAAAAAAAGAACGTACAAAAACTGAATTACCGTTGATAGAAGATAGATCTGCTGCTGACAAAGCGCTGACCTATCTCCAACTGGATAACCAAATAAAAGAATTGACAAATCAGAAAGAGTCTCTAAAAGAAGAACTTGCTGGTGTTGTCGGTGTCACTGATACAGGAGTAGAGGTTCGTTGGTCTTCTGTTGCTGGTGCCAAACAAGTAAATAAGGAACTGGTCCAAGAACTTCTGGGCTTTGTTCCAACATTAGAAGGTAAGGAAAGTCTACGACTTTCAATCAAACATACTGGAGGTAAATAGTGGCTGCAAACGAATCAACCAAGTTCCAAGTGAATTTCAAATCACCTGATGGAACTCTTATCAATCTCTACGCTGCAAACAAGGAGGAACTAGAAGCACTGCTGACCGCAGCGCAAGACTTTTCCGCCCTCATTGGAAGCGTTAGCCAATCTTTCTCAGGCGTTAGACCTGCTGCGCCCGTATCATCTGGTGGATTTGCACCAGCACCAGCAAAACCGCAAGTAGTTGAAGGACAGACTCCAGAATGTAAGCACGGACAGATGCAGTTCCGTACTGGTAATGGAGCCAAGGGTCCTTGGAAGGCTTGGATGTGCGCTGCACCAAAGGGTGCGCCAGACAAGTGCGACGCTATCTGGGTTCGATGACCCAATGCGAGGACCTCGTGAGTACGAGAGTCCTCTCTGCGCTCAATCAGGTGGTGACTTCTGGTTCCCTGAACCAGGACTTGGATCAACACAAGAAGCCGTACACGCTAGAAGTATATGTAACTCGTGTATCCATCAAATTGAGTGTGCAGAATGGGGCATCCATTACGAACGTTACGGAATCTGGGGTGGTTTATCAGAGTTCCAACGCAAGCAAATAAGAAGACAGCGAAACATTGTAGTCAAGGAGGAGAGAAGTGCTTAGACTTTCACGTGCGTGGCAATCCACGAACGTCAAGGCTACGCCCCTACCCGATGTATGGAAGTCTCTCAACTCTACTGATGTGAATGTAAAGTTCAGACGTGGACAAGTCTGTATGGTTGCTGCTGCACCCAATGCAGGTAAGTCTATGTTTGCTCTGGTCTATGCGATAAAGGCCAACATTCCAACGCTCTTCTTTTCAGCAGATACTGACACCGCAACGGTGATGATCAGAACTGCTGCTCATCTGTCAGGTCATTCACAACTGACAGTTGAAACTAATCTACAAAAGAATCCACGTCACTATCAAGATTACCTTTCTAATATGCAGAACATACAGTGGGTCTTTGACTCCAGTCCGTCACTCGATGATATCGAGATGGAGATAAAGGCGTATATCGAACTGTATGGAATTGCACCAGAACTTATAGTGATAGATAACTTAATGAATGTAGCAGCCGAAACAGATAATGAATGGGCTGGACTACGTGCAATTATGATGGAGTTACACGATATGGCACGCAAGACCGAAGCCTGTGTGCTAGTGCTTCATCACGTATCAGAACAGAGTGAGTATGGATCTCCCACGATGCCCCCTCCTCGTCGTGCCATACACGGAAAGGTAAGTCAATTACCTGCCATCATTCTGACCCTTGGTTATGACCCCTCCCAAGGAATGCTTCGGGTTGCTGCCGTGAAGAATCGGTTTGGACCTCACTACGCTGATGCTTCACGGTGGGCAACACTATTTACAAACTTTGGGGCGTGTCAGATTGGTGACTCTGATGCACAAGGACGGTCATATCTACATTCCAACTTACAGGTGACACGATGAGTAGTTACAACAAGGCTAAAGGATCTAAGTTTGAGACAGATGTAATGAAGTATCTACGCAAACTTGGTCACTTTGCCGAGCGTTTGGCTAAGGCTGGCGCTAATGACGAAGGCGATATCGTTACCATAATCGCAGGTCAGACCTATATTTTAGAATGTAAGAATCGTAAATCGTTGAACCTGCCTGCCTTCTGGGACGAGGCACAGGTTGAGGCAAAGAACTATGCGAAGGCACGGGGGATGGTTGCGACTCCTCCTGCCTTCGTTATAGTCAAACGCAGACAACACGGAGTAGAGAAGGCTTGGGTAATCCAAGACCTAGACCAATGGTTACAAGACAGGAGTAAGTGATGCCAATACCAGAAGGGTTTATTACCACCAGTAAAATCTGGACAGGTGAAGAAAAGATTGAAGATGTTGTTTTACCTGAAGAACCTACTGAGGTAGAAGAGAAAGAAGAAGAGAGAGAAGAATGATTGAAGATATTTTAGTCACTCTTATAGCGCCTATCCTATTTGTCTTTACTCTGGTTGCTTTAGTGGGAGTTGGTTTACTTGCACTACAATCAAACACCTATAAATATAACTGCAATTTAGAGTATGGTCCAAGTTTGAAGACCACATTACTTATTAGTGATGGGGACTTTGCTTACGAACCAGAAGCGTTTTGCTCAAGGCTCAAAGCCAAGATGGAGGAAGAATGATCTGCGATAACTGCAGTGTTGGTGGTGACTTCAACTCGCAAGGTAAGTATGAGAAGTCAGAAGAGTTACACGGGTATTGTAAAGGAGACTGTGGATGCCAGCACAAGACTGGTCCAGGGTGGTACGTAAAAAGAGGATCAAAGGTACCGCAGATGCAGACTCAATCCCCGTAGCAGTAATCGTTTCCTACTATGGTGGGGAAGTAAAAGAGGGTAAGAGCGCCAGCGTCAAGTGTTGTATCCACGATGACTCACGGCGTAGTGCAGTAATGAATACGTATGACAACCTATATTTTTGTCATAC